CAACCTTCGTGCTTATGACTTTGTATCCCAAGAGATCAGAGCAGCAGAAGATCCAGAGTTTGAGACGTTCTACACCAAGAACATTCTCTTGAATGAAGGACTTCGTGCATGGTTAGCACCAGTCGATCAACCACACGAAAACTTTGTGTTCCCAGAAGAAGTTCTGCCAAGAGGTAACGCACTGTGATTCAGTTCGCACTTGGATTAGTTGTCGGGTATTTTCTTACCCGACTTATCATCACCACATATAAAGCATCTAGAGTTTTATATGAAAATTTCAGACATATGGGGTAACTAAATGAATGGAATAGAAGTATTTGTTTACTTTGTTCTGTTTGCCATCATTGCAGGTTCTGCTTTTGCGATGATGTGGGCTAATATTCAATCTATCAATGTAGAAATGAATACACCTAAACCACGTCATCCAGAAGCACCTGAAGAAGGCGAAGAGGTTATGTATGTTGATCTTACAAGAGAAAGATTAGAAGAACTATACAAAGAAAAGAAATGATTGCAGCTATCAGCATAACTGTCGTAGCAATGACAGCATATGGAATTTATCTATCATTTGGACCGCCATCTAAAAAGTTATCGGATTCATTTGATGAACATGAACACTAGAGGATGTTGCGGAGCAGGATGTTATGACTGTCCATTCAGACCACCACCACGAACCAAACGGTGAGAGCACTACAATCAAAGAACTATTGATTGGTTGCACAATAATATTTGCTTTCACCATCGTTTGTTTCCTGGTTATGCTTGCAGGAATGCTCTAAATCTATTATACTAGGGGGGTATTGGACCCCCTTTTTCATGGCACCTAAGAAGAAAGAGTATGTCGAAACTGTCCTGCCTGTCTCTGGTGATGGTGTTGACTATGAAGTAATCAGTCGTAAAGTAACTGAGAACGCACATAAGCAATGGCCTGATGTAAAGGCAGACCCTTATGATGAGATCGTAGAGCAGAGGAAGAAAACTTGCTACGGTAATCCTGAAGAAGTATTTGAAACATTTGAAACTGTAAGGTATCGCAGGTATCATCCGGTTCCTGACCCTGTTGCTCCTGTTGAAGTGAAGGTTGAAAACAAAGTGGTTAAGAAAGAAAAAGAGCAAGAGGTTGAAGCATAATATATAATACAAATCAAAGTAAATTATGTCTTGTCAACTTCGTACAAAAATTTTAGAAGCCCTCCGTGCTGACGCCGAAGGTAATATTGCTAAAGCAAAGGCAAATGTCGAAGTCTATCTTCATCAACCTGTGGGCATTGGCGAACATCCTGATGTTCTTGGTGCAATCCAAGAGCAATTGGATATCATTGCACATGAAGAGGAAAGGATAGAAGTTCTAGAAGAACACTTTGGACTTACTGATCCTGATGTTGATTGGACTGCATAATTGTGATATACTAAGAGGGTTAACACCCTCTTTTTTATGATTGGAAATTTAGAACCAGAAGAAAACGTCATGGAAAATTCCGTTGTAGATCAAGTTGCTAGAGTAGCAAACAAACTAGGATGGGATGTTGGAGATAACATCGTAGTAGAAATCGGTGGAACTCAAGTCTCTGGTATTGATGTAGGTGAAGAGTACAATAAAAAGTGGCAGTCACCCAAAGGCACACGTAAGTACAATAAAGATGCTTTTATTGTAATTAAAAACCTTGATAGAGCTCCCTTTGAACCATCAAAACCAATGGATGAGTTTAGTCCAAAACACAAATACTCTAAATAAATTTTAAATTTGATTTGATATGTTTATCATCTATTCAAAAGAAGGATGTCCCTATTGCACACAAGTCGAACAGGTGTTACAGTTAGCAGAACTTAAGTACGTTGTTTATAAACTCGGCGTAGATTTTACCAAAGATCAGTTCTTTACAAAGTTTGGCTATGATGCTAGTTTTCCAAGGGTGCTTAAGGACGAAAATGTACTCGGTGGATGTACCGAAACTGTAAAATACTTACGGGAGCAAAAATTAGTCTAATGGAACAAAATCTCATCGACATCTATGATCTTGTTGAACATGCAATCGATAATGCATTTGATGGTCAGATGAATTTAAAATTTTATGATTACTTGAAATCTAGTAAAATCAAAAAGAATGAAGTAGACTCTTTTATCAAGAGCTCTACTGCTGCTGAACTTAGCGATCTGACAATGGAACTCGATGAGTACCTCAAGGGCGGTGCTGATAATGAACACAAGCAATTGAGAGAGGGTTATGGTCATATTCCTAAACCCCAAGCAAGAAAAATTAAAGCATACTTGTATGGAATTTTAGAAGATGCCTGGAGGTATAGTAATGATCGAAGACCTGGACGAAGAAAAAATCAATCTAAATAATGAAACCACCCATATCAATCGTGGGTTTGAACTATTATTGAGAAATAGGAGGGGAGCACCAAAACCAAAAACTTTTCAAGTGAAGTTTGATAAGATGATTTCCATCCTCAGGAGAGAGCTTCATCTTTACTTTGAATTTCACATAGACATAAAAAAGAAAACAAACTCTCAAGAGGTGTAACATGGAATCAGCAACCCCGTACATTTTGTTTTTTTGCGGAGCAGGAATCATTGGTTCCTTTTTTCTTGGACTTATGGTAGGATGGTTTGGAAACGATCTGGTATACGCTTTCCTAAACAAAGCCAAGCAACCAATAATGCACCCAGAGATGTTTGATCAAAATGGTAATATGCTCCCCGATGAAATTTTAGCTGTAAGATTTGAAAACGATTATGAGCCCGACGAAGACTACGACGACAACGAATAAGTCTAAGACCACTACAAGAAAGAGAGTGGCAAAACCAAAGACTACGAACGCACCTATTCCAGATCTTCCTACAAATCCATTTGTTTTTGAGATTCTTGAAGTTGTTTCTAAGCAACGAACCAAGGCAAAAAAAGTGGAAGCACTGAAGAAGTATGAACATGATTCTCTCAAAGTAATCTTTGTGTGGAACTTTGATGAGTCTGTAGTTTCTCTTCTTCCTGAAGGTGAAGTTCCTTATGGTGATGTAAAAGATCAGAACGTTTATACTGGCACCCTTTCTGATAATCTTTCCAGAGAGGCAGCAGGTGGTGAGGCTGCCACGAAGCAGGATCTCCAAGGGCAGGGAAGAACTTCTCTTAGAAGAGAGTACCAGAACCTTTATCACTACGTTCAGGGAGGCAACAACACCCTCTCAACGATTCGTAGAGAAATGATGTTCATCAACCTACTTGAAGGTCTTCATCCAAGAGAGGCAGAGGTTATTTGTCTTGTCAAGGATGGAAAACTCTCTGACAAATATAAAATTACTCTTGATGTTGTTCAGGAAGCCTATCCTGACATTCAGTGGGGCGGTCGTTCATGACAGTAACAGTCGAAAAGGATCAAGAACCTCAAGAAAAAGAAATGGCAGAGTTCGGATCGGATCAAAATAAATTGAATCCCTCTGATTATGGATGTCAAATTCTCCTAGAAAAAACTACTTTAGATAGTGCGAATGATAAAAGTTTCCCTACTGATGCCAGATTAATCTGGTATGTTGTAGATGGGAAAGAACATATTGACCTTACTCGTTGTGGTAAGGTATCAAAGATGTTTGACTTGTACTATGACATGTATGGGAAAGGTGCCGTACAAAAAATTGATTTTGGGTATGGATCAGTTAATCCCAAGTTGTGGGGAGTAAAACCTAAGAAAGAGAAGAAAAGAAAATGAGTGATGAATTTCTCAAGGCACAAATAAACGAACTCATCCGAGATGAAATTCAAGAAGTCATTAATGACTATGTTGATTCTGAGGAAGAGGTGAAAAAAAGTGGCCTTGGGTTCGTCCCAAGGGAAGAAGAGAAAGAACTCAAGGTTAAAATTTCTAATGATGAAGTTGATAAACTCATCAAAGAATACAAAAAAATAAAGAAGAGAGAGAAATCAAACTTCTCTCAAATTAAAAGACTTGGATTGGTCGATAAGAATGGTAAACCATTGACTTGACATCCAAAGTAAATAGAATTATGCTTTTAACTATGCATTATCAATATCATGTATAAACCATACTCACCAGAGTGGCATCGCAAAAGATTCTTAAAAGAATCACTAGATCTATACTTTGACAATTATGTTGAAGTTGATGTGATTTATGCAGATCTTATGGATATTATTCATGAGAGATCTGAAGATGCCCATGCTGAATTTCAAAAAGCAACAGACTTAGAATCTAAACTTAAAAAGAAGTAACATGCTCTCTACTCAATACAGACTTAGGCTAGAGTCCATTTGTAGATGTATTGCTAATAAAGAAGAAGTTCCTTTAGAAGATATGATTTGGGCAGAGAAACTTGCCAAGGCACATACTCTTGCAAGGGACTGGTTGCAAAAAGCAAGACGCCAGGCTGCTCAAGATATTCAAGAAGGTAGTATGGATGATTTTATGAATAGGATGGGACTAGGAGACCCCGACCCATCCAATTATAGAACGGGGTTTGATAGTGCAGAAGACATTAGAGACTGGTTCCAAAGAGACAAACCTGATGACTGGAGGCAACGTGACTGAGTTTGATAAAATCACACCTCAAACATACATTGATATGAATAAGGAGTTTGAGGAAGAAGGCACTATGGTAAGACTTACCATCCCTACACAAGAACAAATTGATAAATGGAGGGAGTGGAAAGATCCAGACATGCATAAACGAACTGTAGAACCTAAAGATATGGTTCAGGAGATGTGGGACAAGATTGGAGGTAGACCATGCAAGCACTAGTATATTCAAATGGCAGTCAAGAATCTGATAGGGCCAAGATGGTTCTTGAAGCCTGTGATCAAAATGTAAGAGAGTTTTTGCTTGGAGTTGACTTTAGTGACAAGCAGTTTCGTGCAGAGTTTGGTAGTGAAGCAGAGTATCCACAAATTGCTATTGGACTAAATCATAGAGGATCTTTAAAAGAAACACTCAAGTACATGAGTGATACTGGAATGTTTGCGTAAAATGCCATGACTGGATTTGGAAAGAAACCCATTGCAAAACCTGATAACCAAGATGAATATGTTAGGTTATCGAAAAAATATAGAAGCATTAAAAAGCGTGTTAACTCCTCCATTCATGAAATCAACCGCATGGATGGAAAAGAACCAGAAATTGATTGGACTGAGTATGATCAAGAGGTAGATGAGTATTACGAAAATAATCCGATAGAATATGCAAAGGAGACATACCAAAGCAGCCTATCAAATTTCCTGTCAAGTAGGGGTGATGGTCATGAACATGAATATATTGGGGACGGAGATGATTAATTTGGTATCTCTTTATACAAACCTACTTGACTATATACTATATGGGGGTCTATAATAGGCCCATCGTTCATCCCTTCGGGGACGCAAGTAAGTCGCGGAACGGAGCGTTCATCCCATGGTAGATCTGCTACTGTATTCAACTCTGTCCTGTGCTGATGCCGAGGGTATCATACTCAGGATGAAAGCAAATGAGAACATCTCAGATGCCTTCAAAATTGAACTGGTGGAAACCGTAAAGGAATCCACACCGAACTGC